GATTGAGCTTTCGCTCAAGCTTCAGCTCTTCAGGCAGGTCAATGGTCGTCAAAGGAAATATGGCACTGACGAAGACGACTATGGTTACAAGAATGGAGAGAATGGTCAACAGCCTCGCACTGCAATGTTCACTTGTGAATATGCATTAGATAATGATCAATACAAGACCATTCCTTATGTGTTTTGCATTAGAGGATCTGTTCAGCAAGATATTTTCACTTATTTCCGCTTTATTAAGCAAGGGGGTGGTACGGCTGAGTGGAAGATTCGCTTAACTCCCGTGACGGATCCAGAGGCGGAAGCTGGTCGTAGAGGAATTAACTTCGTTGGCTACGCCTACGTTAACGCCAACAGCAGAAAGCGTCAACTAAACAGCAGCAATGCTCCTGGTGTAAATGATATTGTCGTTGAATTTAACGGCTTTGTCACCACTCCATTTAGTGCATGGCCTCCATTGAATAAAGGGCCTAAGGAGTCGATGGAATGGGAGCTGTTTAATTACGACGTGCGCACGCAAACAAGGTATTCCTATGAGCAAGCGCCAGAACTTGCGATTGCTGCAGTGAATGAGCAATTGAAAGACAATTGGAGCGATTACAACGCCTCACTGTATCGAGGTTTATCTACGCTGGCAGTGCATGCTTTTGCGGGACGTGGATTTCAAGATTTGCGGGACGTGACAGTATGGGTGGAAAAAGGCAAGAAGGTAAGAGCGCTTTCTGGCAATGCTAATAGTTATGTTTCTGCTGCTCAAGTGGATGCTTTTGTTGCATCGCCAAAGGCTAGATCATCTAGCTATGCACCAGAAATCTTCATTGATACTGTTTTAGACAAAGACAATGGCATCGGTCAATATGCTCGCATTGAATCCATCAACATGCCACGTCTTGCAGAGGCCCAAGCTTTTTGTCAGCGCAATAAGCTCTTTATGGACGGAGCAATTATTGACCCTCAATCATGGCGTGAATTCTGGGCGCAAGCTTCTGCGTTTAGCTTGTTAGAGCTTGCCACGATTGGAGGACAAACCACTCTCGTGCCCTCTGTACCAGCCGATGGAAATGGAAGAATCCTATCAGACAGGCCGCTTCCTATTTCTACATTGTTCAACCAAGGCAATATTCTTGAAGGATCTTATAAGGAAGAATTTGTGGATTATGGAGCATCAACGCAAGATGTGATTGTCACGGCTATTTATAGGGATTCAGAAAGCGATGAATATTTTCCTCGCAATGAAAGCGTGACATTGAGACTCAAGAGCGCGAACGAGGCATTGTGCATTCGTGAAACTCTCGACTTGTCTCAATTTGTTACCACGCGAAATCAGGCTGTGTATGTGGCAAGGCTTATGTGCCTCATGCGCAATTTATCAAGAAAAGCGTATGAGCTACAAACACTGCCTTCCGAAGCTTCCATTGCTCCTGGCTCTTATGTGTATATTGACATTGGGCAGGAAACGTGGGACGATTTACATACTGGCAGCATTTTAGCTGGAGGAGAACTTAATCTTCCCATTGGTGGAGAGCTTCCAGAGAAAGCTGGTGGTAGTCTTTATGACTTCTTCCTTTATAATGGCAAGCAGAATACATTCAACAAGCAGAATGTGCTTGTTCGCAATGGCATTGCTGATTCATTGGCTAAGTATGAAGGCTATTTGTTTGCAGTGGGAAGAAAGTCTTCTAAGCTTTCAAAGCGTTCAGCAAGAGTGATTGATGTGGAAATGAACGAAGAGGGAATTGTCACTGTAAAAGCAGTAGAGCATCCTACTGACAGCAATGGCATTTCTCTCATTGCAAAACGCATTGGAGACGCAAGTCAATTCGTTGAAGAGTGATTGTTATGATTAGAATGAGCGTATAAGCTTCTATCTTCGCCATGATTTACACGGGCAATAATGGGCGTATTTATATTGCCCGCAGTCAATCGTCAGGACTGACTGGTACTTTTACTGTTAACGTGCCCACTGGTTCTTCAGTGGTAGTAAATGGAGTTTATCAAGTAAGAAATATCGTGGGCGATGGGCGTTCGGCTGCTGTTCGTGCTGATCGCACTGTTAACACCACTCAGGCATCCAGGCAGTGTGTTTTTACCGTTGTTAGTGCTGGTGCAAATTACGAGGCTGGTGATGTAGTGAGATTTTATTATGTTGACAACAAAAAGAATATCATCGACGTGAGCCCTAATGTTGGGATTAATACCACTGCAACTCGCGGAGTAGACAGCGAGCGAGAAATTCTTGACGATCAATACCGCATCGCGAAAATTCGCTCTTGGTCTTTGACTAGCAATAGCGAGATCATTGAAACCACTGCGCTTGGAGATACTGTTCGCACTGTTTCGCCAGGTATGACATCAGGAGAGGGAAGCGCCACTTTATTGTTCTACGAGGACGAAATTAATGACAATCAAGCCAGCCGTCAAAAAGACACCTTTGAACTGGTGGATATTTTATTTCCTCGTGGCACGGCGCCTCGCGTGATCTTGAATCTTGCAGTGGATGGAAGTGTTAGTGGAACGGCTGGAGATGTTGGCGGAGCTGCGCTATGGAAAACAAACTTCCTGTTTAATGCGTTTATTACTAGCGCGAGCATGGGCGTCAGCTATGGAGAAGTTGTGACTATTGACACCAGCTTTACCATTGACGGAGCGTTCCTTGATGTGCCATGGAAGCCTAATGTTAGTAGGCTTTGATTTTGAGGCAATAAAATGACAGTTTTTGCTGGTCATTATGGCAGCATTGAATTCAAGCGTGTCGGTGGCGCTCATCAATTTAATCTGCAAATCAACCCAGCAGATATTGTTTACACGCGAAAAAGATTCACTCTTAGCACGCCACAAGGGCTTGATCTTGATTTTGGCACAATAACTACTGGTGATCGCATCAGGATTAATGGCACCAGCTCAAGGGGACTTCCTTTTCGTTTTTATACAAACGCGGCTAATACTACTTACATTGATGATCCTGGTGCAAGCGTTGGTCCGTTAGAGTTTTTCGCCAATGTGGATGCAATGGGCGCCATCCGCATGTACAGGAATTTTGGCGATGCTATTGCCAATCCTGATGCAAGATATTTGGCAGTGCCATTAAACAAGACCGAAGGCGAAGCTCCTTGGCCTGTCACTATTGATCTTCTTCCTGGCGCTTATAACACTCTTGGTGAAGTGCAAGGATTTACGATCTCCACTGATCGTGAATCAATTGATACCACTGCACTGGGAGAAAAGTTTAGAGGATTTTCTGCTAGCGCCATCACGGGCAATGGCAGCGTTGATTGTTTGTTCAGTTTTAAAAATATGGACAACGAGGAAATTCCTCTTGCCCTTGCTGAACTCATCCAAAAAGTGGAAGTGGGAAGTCGATTTGAGGGGAAATTTTACATCCTAGAACCAGGCCCTCCTCAACCACCTGGCTATTCTACTTTTGAAGGCGTATATTATGAGCTGCAAGGCATTTTGTCTAGATCAGCGTTCACAATGAGAGCTGATCAAATTGCAGAATGTAGCTTTGATTTTATTACTGCTGGAGAATTTAAATTGCGGTCTGGTGATAGTCCTGTCGACTTAACCACTGAAGGTGATGTTAGCATTGGCAATGAATCTACGCTTGAAGAACTAGGCGTACTGCAAGAGGACGATTAACAATGGCTGTTCGCATTTCTGAACTCAATGCTCTGTCTGTTGATCTTTCTCAGGCAGATGAACTGCCCATTGTTGATATTAGCGCTGCTGAAACTAAAAAGATTACAGTAGCCAACATCTTTAATTATGGAATTAGTGGATCTCCATCAAGCTTCATTGATTTAAGCAAGCTTAATCAAGCTTCCACTACAAAACTCTCTAATAATGTACTGAGTGACACTGGCGTAGCATCGGGCACTTATGGCGACGCGGCTACTGTTGCTCAATTTGTAGTTAATAGCAAGGGCATCATCACAGCCGCCACTGGCATCACCATTGCCATTACAGCAAGCAGTGTTGCTGGGCTTGCTCCAGTGGCGACTAGCGGCACCTATGCAAGCCTGACTGGACTTCCCACACTTGGGACACTCAGCAGTCAAGACGCGGGAAGCATCGTAGTTTCTGGGGGCACCATCAGCGGCGTCACCTTCATCTCTGGCGATGTAACAATTAGTGGAGGAACAATCAGCGGCATCACGGATCTTGCCGTAGATGATGGAGGCACTGGCGCGTCTACGGCTTCAGGAGCGCGAGCGAATCTTGGGCTTGCCATTGGCACTGACGTGCAGGCATATAGCTCTGTTCTTTTTGGAGTGGCAGAGCGTTATACAGCAGCCGATGAAATCATTTATTCTTCTGCATCGGGAGTATTAGCTTCCACCACGCTTTCATCATTTGGACGCACCATTGCTTCTGGAGCTGATGCAGCAGCAGTGCGCTCTTCTTTAGGGCTTGGTGATATCGCCGTTCAAAACGCAGGAAGCGTTGCAATTAGTGGCGGCACCATTTCTGGTATCACTGATCTTGCTATTGCCGATGGGGGCACTGGTGCTTCTACTGCTTCTGATGCCCGTACAAATCTTGGTCTTGCCATTGGCACGGACGTGCAAGCGTATGACGCTGGACTTGCTTCCATTGCTGGGCTCTCTACTGGTGCAGATGAGCTTATTTATCTAACGGGAGCTGACACTTATGCAGTGTCGTCATTCCCTGCTTATTCGCGTGGTCTTATTGCAAGTGGTAATAGCGCAGCAGATACTCGCACTAATCTTGGGCTTGGTTCACTTGCTGTTTTAAACCTTGTTGGCTCGGGATATATTGATAATGGTGTTATTACTAGCGTTAATATTGCCGCTGGTTCTCTTACTTTTGATAGCTATGGAAGCGAAAGTGTTGTTACGGCAGCTATTTCTGGCAGCGCTGTTACTACGGCAAAGATAGCCGATAATGCCGTCACTGCAGCAAAAATAGGAGACAATGCGTCCACCATTGTTGATAACGGAGCGCCCACGGCATCTGGTGATTTCATTGGTCAGCAATATATTGATACTGCCACGTATTTTGAATATACTTGGGACGGCGACTCTTGGGAGCGGCAAGCTGCAATTAATGAAATTAGCTTTGTTGATTCCTCTCCCATTGCTTTTACTGTTAGCTATCCAGATAATTTCTCTGCCACAATTACCAGCTCTCTTGATGATCAAGCTGTTAATAGTGTTTTTGCTGGTCCTTCTAGCGGAGCTACTGGCACCCCATCGTTTAGAGCGCTTGTCTCTTCAGACCTTCCTGTTGCTACCAGCGTAGACAAAGGCGCTGTTTATCCAGGCGCTGGTTTATCAGTGGATGGCACTGGCGAAATTAGCCATACCAATGCAGCCGTTACAGGAACGTATACAGGCTCAATTACTATTGATGCTCAAGGGCACATTGTTTCTGCTAATGCCGCATTAGCGGCTTCAGACATTCCAAATCTTGATGCAAGTAAAATTACCACTGGCACATTTGGAAGTGCATTTTTAGCTGACAATAGCGTCACGGCTTCTCAACTTGCTGATTACGGCATTGCGCAAGTCAGTGAAAGTGCTCCCACTCCTGAATTTGCTGGTCAATGGTGGATCAATCCTAATGACCGCTCTGCTTATATCTGGGTGGGCGAAGTGGCGCCTGTTCCCAATGGTTATTGGCTGAACCTTGGTTATGGTAGCCCCACTCAAATTAACCTTCGTTTTGGTGGCACTTATAACGCTTCTGGTAATACAGTTGAAAGCATTAATAGCTACGGCATTGAAGCTGGGCTTACTGTTGGGCA